TCTAAAGCTGCACAACAGGCTCTTGGTAGATTTGTAACTACTCGAACTCCTGTTCGTAATGCATATAAGATTAACCCTGTTGCCGGTAAACTTAACCGTTTTAATAGAGTAGTTGGTGAAGATGCAGTAGATGATATAAGATTTAATGAAGTAGTAAGAAGCGGTGAAGGAGTAAAAGTAAAAATCCCTTGGGGAAGTAATAGAATTAAAACAGTTAATAGACAGACGCCATTTGCTTCTTTTAGTGAAGGTATGCCCCAGCAAAGATATATTGATCAGGTATTAGCTGAAGGTAAACAACCTTTTATTATTTCTACTAATAGACCTATGGGTGTATCTACTCTTGGTAGACATGGTAAAGGAAGTACAATGTTTCCTGTAGATCAGAGTGGTAAGTACGTTCGTAGTTTTCCAGCATCTGAAGCTGATGTATTTCCAAGTACTCCTCACTGGTTAAAAGGGTATCAAAAGATAAAATTTGGTCCTTATAGTAGTAAGAGAGAGATCATGGGAATAAACGATCCAGCTGTACTTGCAGGTCAGCTTGGAGAATCATTATCAGGAAATACTGGACAGTTTAATAGTGGAGTATTTACATTAAAAAATAATCCTAATGTTTTAGTAAAGTTTGAAAACCCAAAGAATGTTGGAGACTTTATGGGATTTGATGATTATGCAAACTACAACTTTGTAGATGCAATGAAGAATATATCTAATCCAAATGTTGGAACTGTTTTTCATCAGCTTAATATTGGCCCAGGTCAAAGAGCTATGTTTTTAAGAAGACTTCCTGGAAAAAGCTTTGGTTCTATACCTACTAAAATAACACGTAAAATAGATCCTGCAGCTATAAGTAGATTTTATGATGATTTAAAAGAGGTGAGAAATCAAAACATGGGATTTGATTTTGTAGGTGATAACTATATGTTTGATCCTAAGTCTGGTACATTTAAGCTTTTTGATATAAACCCAACTTTTCAGAGAAGCACCTCTAGTGCAGAAAACTGGATGAGTCATGTTTTAAAAAATACAGATATTCCAGGACATACTTTCCCAGGACATGATCCTTATGTTATAACAGGTAAGAATTTAAAAGAAGCTCTTACCCAAAAATTGTTGAGAGACTTTAGCAGAGGTCTTGGGCAAGATGTACGAGAGATGTATGGTAGGTATGGTAATACACCTGTAAGTCCTGACCGAATATCATTGTTTCACCAAAGATCTCTTGATAACTTTTCAAAGAAACTCAAAGATGCTTTAAGTAAATATGATGAATCTAACCCTTCTTCTTTTTATAAACAAGGAGGACTTATAGAAGACAATGGTGGTCAGTGGAATCATCCAGGAGATATTACACGCATACGTTCTAAAAATATTACTATGCAAGGTGTACCGTATCCTGTATATGCTATACCTAACAAGGGCAAAGGTGGTATAATGTATCCGGGGGAAAATTACTTTTTCCCCAAAGCTGATTATGTAGATGAGTATCCTATGATGAAGTCAGGTGGTCAGCACGGTGGTCTTGATAGATGGTTTGCAGAAAAGTGGGTTGATGTAAAGACAGGTAAAACATGTGGTAGACAAGAAGGAGAAAACAGAGCTTATCCAGCCTGCCGTCCTTCTAGACGTGTATCATCAGAAACACCAAAGACCAGCTCAGAGATGAGTCCTTCTGAGAAGGCTAAATTTAAGAGGACCAAAACGTCCTCACAACGTATACCTTATAATCATAAAAGAAAGTAATTATATATATATATCATGGCAAACAAACCTAATAATCCATCATTATGGTCAAAAGCTAAGTCTTTAGCTAAACAGAAATTTGATGTCTATCCTTCAGCCTATGCTAACGGCTGGGCAGCTAAGTGGTACAAATCTAAAGGTGGTACTTGGCGTAAAGCCGAGTACGGTATGGAAGTACCATATATGACTGATGGTGGAGAGAAAATGCCACCTGATATAGCTCGTGCACGTTTTGCAGCAGCAGGTAATTTAGATAAACTAGAAGACTATGGGTATGCCTATGGTGGGTATATACCAGAGATGGCAGCAGGAGGTTGGGCTCAGCAAGCAGCTATTGCTATAGCAATGAAAAAAGCTGGTAAGAAGCCTAAGAATGATAATCTTCCTAAAGCTCCATTTGGTATGTTTTTACTACCTGGCATAATGAACAAAGCTAATAAAGCAATGGATACTTTAAAGAGTAATCCAGAACTTCTTAATCTAATAGCACCAGGAGCTGGAAGTATGGCAGGAATGATGCAAGATGGTGGTGAACCAGATGGTGAAATGGCCCTTGGTCAGATTGCTGCAGTAGTAGATAAGATGGATAAGCTTCGTCAGTTCATTCAGCCAGACTCTGATTTAGAACCATGGGTTAGCTCTAAACTATCTGTTATGGATCACTATGCTGATGCTGTATCAGATTATATGACGTACAACCCAGAAGCTCAGGGAGAAATGATGGATGAATCTCAAGGGCTTCCAATGGAAGAAATGAGAGATGGTGGAATTCCTACTCGTTACAAGAACATGGGTTTTACTAAAGTGGGTGTTAAGAAGAACAGTACACGTCCCGGTAAGAAGTGGATGGTGCTAGCAAAAAAAGGTAATGACTACAAGGTAGTGCATGGTGGTTACGACGGTATGAAAGACTTTTCTCAGCATGGTTCTGAAAAACGTAAAGAAAAATTCTGGAACCGTATGGGAGGTAAGAACTCTTCTAAAGCAACAGATCCATTTAGCCCTTTATACTGGCACAAACGTTTTGGTACTTGGGAAGAAGGTGGAGAAATAGGTATACCTGAAATGAAAGGTGGCGGATCTACTTGGTCAGGTAATGCATGGTATGCAAATGGCGGAAATACTTTAAATAATACAAATATGTTTACTTATCCTTTTTTACCTATGGCCCAAGGCGGCTATGAGGCTCCTCCTAGACAGGAAGATTATCCTGATTATAACAGTTATGCTGCAGCAATGGACAACTGGATGGCTGGTTTAAATTATATGCCAGAGCAACCAATTGAGCAAGATACTCCAGGTGGAATACCTAGACCATTACCTGTTGAGCTTCAGCAGCAATCTGTTTCTTCTATGCCTGCACCTCAGTCTGCACCTAAAATTGACTATAAAGGTGTCAGTGTTGTAGATCTTTTAAATTCAGTAGGTGCCCCTTCAGACTATAATTCAAGAAAGTCTCTTGCTGTAGAGTTAGGTATCACTAACTATATAGGTAGTGCTGAGCAGAACTCAAAGATTATTAAAATGGTTATGAGTAATCCTACTGTACTGGATGAATATAAGAAAGCTATTGTTAATACTAAACCCAAATCTCAGACTAGGACAAGAAGTTCTGCAGCTACTAACACCCCTGCTAAGTCTTCTTCAGCTGAGCAATCTGCCCCTAGACGTACAAATCAGTCTCAAAGAGCTGAAGCTGCCAATGCAAGAGCTGCACAAGAAGCTATGCAAGAAGCTGCCATGTTAGCTGTTAATCCAATGTCTCAGTTTTCTACAGATCCTAGTAAATTTTTAGTACGTAGAGATCTTATGACTGGTCGTTTTGTTCCAAACTTAGTTGGACAAGGACTTATGGATGCCAGAAATGCTGAACGCATAAAGCTTGCCGAACAAATGAACATGGCAGAGGCTGTAAAAAAATCAGGTCAACCCTACTTTTCACAAAGCAGAAACTATGAAATGGGAGGTTTCCCTTACTATGACTTTGGTGGAGCATTTGCTTATGGAGGATATCTTCCTGAGCAATATGCAGAAGGAGGTATAAATATTCAACCTGCTAACAAGGGTAAGTTTACTGCAAAAGCTAAAGGTGCTGGAATGAGTGTTCAAGAATTTGCTAATAAAGTACTAAATGCTCCTGAAGGAAACTATTCACCATCTCTTCGTAGACAAGCCAACTTTGCCCGTAATGCTTCAAAGTGGAAAAAGGCAGAGGGTGGTCCTGTCGAAGGAGATGTTTTAGATGTTACACCTGAAGAACTTCAGATGCTTAAAGCTGGTGGCTACACCTTTGAAATTATAGATTAATATGAAAATACGAATCAAAAGTAAGGGCTTGCCTAAAGCTCAGATGTGGAACAGTATTATTGGTCAGCCAAGTATTGATCAAAACGGATTGATCTGGGGTGCTAATCCTGGTGTTGTAACAAAACAGGATACTGATTTGTTGAATAATCAAGGTGCACCTCAGCCGCCCAACTACAGTAATATACCTGCTGTAAACTATAATAGAGTTATCTATAACACTCTAATGGGTAATACTCCATCAATATTAAATACCCCTGGGCAACAATTAAACTTAACAGGAAGTGGTAGTCAAAATTATGCATGGACTAATTTTAATACAAGCCCCCCTCCTGTTAATCCAAATGCTAATAAAGGGTACAAACTACAACCGTTAGACCCTAATTTAAAAAATGATCCTAGTCAGAATCCAATCTTTGGTGCAGCTAAAAATTTGCAGAATACTTTTGATACCGGTTCTGCTAAAGATATTAAAAAAGGTATTGCAGGCTTTAATGATACCTATGGTACAAAACTTAAAAACCCAAACTTAATTACGTTTGGTGCTAAGGGTAGAGAAACTGCTCAGAAGATTGGTGATGTATCTAAAGGTGTACAGATGGGTATAGGTTTTGCATCTGCAGTAACTGACTATGTTGAAGGACTAAATAATGAAAGAGATACCAAGACCCGCAACCGATTTGCTGGACTTACAGATAATGTATTTAGTCCTGTAACTCAAGAAGATAGAGGAGATTATGTAGAGACAGGTACTTCTTATGGTATGTTTAGACCTGATCAAATGGTTGTTAATAAGGGTATGTATACAGCTAAACAAGGTGGTGAAAATCCTAATTCTATGAAAATACGTATTGTATCTGGTCCTTCTGTAATGGCCTATGGGGGACAAAGTAATTACGGGCTCGATCTTGGTAGAAAAGATGTCTACACTGATATGCCTGAAAGTAAATCAGATTCTGTTTCTAATACTATAACTGGTGTTCCTCGTGAAATGGCTAATATAGAAGCTGAAGGTGGTGAAACAGTATATGGTGATTTAGATAGTGATGGTATCCTTGAACATATGAAAATAGGTGGTCCAAGACATAGTGAAGGGGGTGTACCACTGAATGTACCTGAAGGAAGTTTTATCTTTTCTGATACAGCAAAGATGAGAATTAAAGATCCCGAGGTTCTTAGATACTTTGGATTAGCTGCTAAAAAAGGTGGGTATACTCCTGCTGAAATAGCTAAACGCTATGATATAAATAAGTACAAAGCTATACTTGAAGATCCTAATCAAGATGAGTTGTCAAAAAACACAGCTCAGCTTATGATTAATAATTATAACAAAAAGCTTTCTCAGCTTGCTCTTCTTCAAGAACAGATAAAAGGATTTCCTCAGGGTGTTCCAAATGTTTCTAAAGAACAGATTGTTCGTTATGGTGGTCACATTGGTTTACCTAAGTACCAAGATAAAGGTCAGGTAAAGACTACAACAGATAATATTGTAGATCCAACTACTTCTCCAAAACAACTTGCTGATGTAAATGATCCTGAATATCAGAAATTTATGGATCTTATTAATAGGCTTAATACAAAGAGTTTGCCAGGGTATCAGTTGATAAACAAACTAAGTGTTGATGATGCAAAAGAGTTTGCACGTCTTGCTACCAAGTTTGGTTTTAATCGTAAAGATGATAAGGGTAACTATTTATATAGAGTGATGCAAGGTCGTACTCCTGACTATACATACTCAGTTGGGGATAACAAAAGAGCTGGTTTCTTTGGAGGTTATACCCCTGATCTTTACGAGCGTCGTGTGGTAGAAGATATTGTTGGGCCAGATGCTATTAAAAACATGTCAGAGTTAGATATCCGAAAAGCATACTTTAAAGAACTTGGAGTGGATCTTACAGGCATATCTGATGACAAGTTAAAGAACCCTAAGACTTTATATACCGATAGAAGATTTTTCAAAGAGAAGTTCTATCCTCAGTTTATTAAACGTTTTGGTAAAGATGACTATCGTACACTTATGGGTGATGATCTCATGATTGGTGCTGAACACTATGATAGTTATCGTAAAAAAGTACCACCTCCTCCACCTCCAGGACCAAAAGTATATCCTGGATTTTTCTGTGAGGGTACAGATGCTAATGGAATACCTAACATAAAAACACAGGAGTTCAAATCTGAAGAAGAAAGAAAAGCTGCTGGTATGTATGCTTCCAGACAAGAAGCTCTTGTAAACTGTCCTGGCACACCTCCTGGTAAAATTCCCCCAGGGAAAAAAGGAGAAGTACCTCCTAAATATTGGACACCTGATGACTGGGCTTTAGTTGGAAGTGCACTGTATCCTCCAAAGAAATACAATCCGTACATAGCACCTGTTAATCTTGAGGTACCAGAACCTACTTTTTACGATCCTAATCGTGAACTTGCCGCTAACGCTGAACAGTTAAACATACTGACTCAAGGTTTAACAAACTTTGGGGCACCCCAGTCTTTTATGGCAAACGCATCTTCAGCCCAAGGAAAAGGGTTAGAAAACGCAGCTAATATTCTTAGCAGATATAATAACCTAAACGTTGGTGTAGCTAACCAGTTTGCACCTATGCAATCTCAGATCCGCAACCAGCAGAGAATGATGGATGCAGAAAGAGCAACTGAACTTTATAAAGGAAACGTTATTGCTGCTCAGCAGTTTGATAATGCCCGTAGAAAGTACACAAGAGGTATTATTAATGCCGCACAAAATAGATTTGGTAATAGAATGTATATGGATATGATTAATAAAGTCAATCCTATATACAACTTAGATCCTAGATCTGGTCTCTCTTTTTTTAAAGAAGGTTTTAGTTGGGACAAACTTGGTGGCGGAGGGTCAGGAGCCGGTGGGTCAGACTGGGACTCTATTTCTAAAGCATACGTTGAAGCTAAAAAGAAACCAGGATTAGCGGACATGACTCTTAATGACTTCTTACGTGTTTCTCTTCCACGAACAACAGCAACTGATAGTAATAATGATGGTATACCTGACAATACAAGATTTTCTGGTGTCAATCCCTCTTTATTAAATAATATGGCAGTACAAGCTGTGCAAGCTTTTCCTCAGATACTAAGTAATATACTAGGTAGAGGAAATAGTAGATCCACTGATGAAGATTATTAATTCACAATTGTTTAAACCTGCCAAGTTTAGTTTTAAACTTTATAGATTTTTAAGTATATTATTAATGTAACCTATGGCAACTTACCTACCCAATGTTACTGATGTAATACCCGAGCCGTCCTTATTTACACCTAACTTCACCTTCATTGATCAGATGTTGAGGCGGAGACAGGGGTTGTATGAGCAAGGGTTTGCACAGGTTAACAGTGCCTATAATTTTGTTAACAGAAACGCTACTAATCCTTACAGTCTTAAGGTAAGGGACACGTTTTTGATGCAGGCAAAGGAAAATCTAAAGAATCTATCTAGTATGGATTTATCCCAGCAGCAGAATGTTAATTCTGCGAGAGGGGTATTTGAACCTTTTATTAAGAATAAGCCAGTTCTTATGGATATGGCTACTACTGCACACTGGGATCAACAAGAATCTATTGCTGAAAGTTACAGACTAAAAGACGGTGGTAAAGAGTTCAGTGAGGATAATTTAAATTATATCCGTCAGCAACGTGCTGCTTTTGCTTCTGATGATATTAGTTCTGTAGGTTCTTATTATTCTAATCGCAGATCATACAATCCTTACTATGACTACTACAAAGAGGTTCAGGATGCTATGAAGAACTTCAAACCAAGCAGTTATAAGATTGATAAGATTCAAGGTTTATATAAGATAACCGAATCAGATAGTTCTTGGAAAGAAGCTGAACTTAAAGAGTACTTAAACGGTGTACTTTCTGATAAGGCTAAACAGCAAATGAAGATTGAAGCTAGCGTAAGACTCGGAAATAATCCAGAAGCTTTAACAAGTGCATACTTACAAAGTGCTGATAACATGGTTAAAATGAATCAGCATAACATTGGACTTATTGATAAGCAGCTTTCAGGTAATCTTAAAAAAGATGAGGTTGCTCTTTTAAAAGAAAAGAAACAACAGCTAGAAGATGCTACTCGTGAGATAAATACCAATATAGAAACTATTAAGAAAGGTGATGTAAGTTTTATAAAAAATAACTCAGAACGTTTAGCTTATGGTATGTACTTTAATAGTAAACTATCAGGTTTTATTAAAGCATACAGTCATGATGAAATAGAAAGAAAGATTGATGGAGATGATGTTGGTATAGCTTTAATGAGAGAAGATAGAGCTGATAGAAGAGCTGCCGCAAACAGAGCTCATCTTACAAAGCTTAAGATGTTGGAGCTTCAAGGGATGCCTGGAAACTTTCAGATACGTGAGCTTGCAGAAGGAGATGCTCAGGGAAAACAAGTAACAGTTTCTGGTTTACAAAAAGAACTAGAAGGTATTGATACTAATATAAATAACATCAGTAACTCTATGAAGCAACACGTTCTTATGAAGATAAAAGAACGTGATCCTAATAGTAAGCTTACAGTTAATACATTAACTGATGATGATATTAAAAAATGGATTAACACAGGTGGTATTGGTGGAAAAAGAATAGCTGATAATGATCCATACTTCACTTTTAATAATCAACTAGCTCAACTCCGTGCATCTCAAGCTAGAATCAATGGTACTTTTGACAAGATTAATAATGGTGCTTTTGCTGGAATGAGCGATGCTGATAAGACCAAAGTAAATGCTGTTAATGAAAAACTTTTAAAAATAGGAGATGTTAAGTTAGATGATGGTACAGTAATTTCTGGATCAAAACTGGTAGGTGGTGTTAAAAATGGGACTATTAAATTAAAGCTTAATTTACTTGGTAATAGTGGTAGCGTTACTATTGATGGTAAAACATATGAAATAATGGATATCCTTCAAGTCCGATCTGATATCCCTATTAAAAAGAATTCAGAGTTATTCAGTGCTATTAAACAAATAAAAAGTATAACCGCAGAGGGTGGAGCTGCTTACGAAAGATATGAAAAAGGTATTGACACATATTTGAAAAATAATTACGCTGACCTTAGTTTACTCACCAAGGTAGTTTCATTTGATGAAGGTAGTGCTCAGAATAAATCTTTAGAAGCTAGTGGTAGTGTATATGTACCAAATGACTTTACCGTAAGAGCTGCAGGTGTAGGTGCAACTGCACAGAATCAAGGAAACGCCTACTTCTATATTACTCCTAAAGGGGACTCTAAGGTATCGGCTGAAGAAATTCTTGCTAAAATGCAAGCATTAGGAGCTACCGGTGCAAGGGTTATTAAGACTGACAAAGGGGAAGCTGTTTTTGAAATACCTAATCTTAGAAATAACATTACTCAGCAGTTCAGAACATACACACCATTACAAGCCGATGTTATAGGAGAGGTGACTCAGTATTCAGGGGCTGGAGAGTATCATAGTACTCCTTTTACTGTGGAAAACAGTAATACTAAATACATAATTAAGAAGTATGGAGGGTTATATTATCTCCATATTAATGGTATTGGGGAGAGCTATCCTCAAGCCTTTACAGATCCCGGAGAAGCTGTTAATACAGCTAAACTTTTAAGTAGAACCGGCACCGATAAACTTTTTACTGAAGCTACTGGTGGCGTACCTACTTTGAGTACTTCTGGAACAGAGTTGGACTTTCTTAACAATGAAGAGTAATTTATATCCTTCTAATAGCTACTAACCTATGGCTGAAAACTATCTAGACAATTCTTTTGATACAGAATCTATAGAACCAGGTATTGAACAAGCTCAGTTAGAAACAACTGATCAGCAAATACCAGGTGGCCCTGGTATACCTGTGAATGCTATAACACAGCCTTCTTTGTTCATGAACAAAAAAGGTAAACCTATAGACCAGCTTCCTCCTAGCCAGGCTGCTGCTGCACAAGCTTTTATAACTAATTCATACCCCAAACCTAAGACATTAGAAGAAGGTATGAGACTAGTTAATTCTTTACAACAATCTGATCCATTATTCGGCACAGGAGCTCGTTCATCAAATGCTTACTCTACAAAGATGGTTGAGAAGTATGATGATCAGGATTATGGTTTTATTCCCGGTATGGATCTGGATGACTTTTATGGTAAACGTGAATCATGGTATGATACATTTGGAAAACTTGCACTTAGACTTCCTGTATATACTGCAACTAAAGTACTTGAAGGTTTTGGTTTTTTAGGTGGACTATTAAGTCCTTGGAACTGGGGTACAGAAGAGGGTATAATTTCTAAAGCAGCTGATAATACTTTATATCAAGCTATGTCTCAGTTTGATGACTGGACTAAAAATGAGTGGATGCCTACCTTCCAGGAGGCTGCTGATAGAGAGAAAGGATTCTTTTCAAGATTAGCTACAGATGGTGACTTTTGGGCAGAAGATGTTGTTGATGGTGTGGCTTTTATGGCTTCAGCATTTGTACCCGGAGCTATATTAAGTAAGATTGGTGTAGGTGCTAAAGCAGCTGCTGGACTTTCTGCATTAAGAATAGGTGTTGCAGAAGCAGAAGTGGCTGTTCAAGGAGCGGGAGCAATGGCTAACTACTTTACCAAAGCTCAAAAGATTGGTCAAGGTATTGACAAGTTTAATATGTGGGCTTTAGCTACTACTACTGAATCTATGTTTGAAGCTAAAGAGGTACGTGATAATGTAAGAAATGGTTTACGTTTAGATGAGTTTGGTTTTACAAGACTTAAAGATGATGGTACTGCATATACAGATAGTGAGATAAACAAGATATCTGGTGAAGCTGCTAGAAACACCTTTGCAATGAATGCGTTGTTATTAGGTGGTACTAATGCTTTTCAAATGAAATACTTTCTTAAACCTTTTGGACTAGCAGATGATGCTGGTAAGATTGGTTTACGTACAGGTGCTGGTCTAGCTGATGAAGCTGTTCTAAAACCTGCAGAAAGTGCTTTTAAATATTACGGTAAAATTGCTGGTGGTGGTATACTAAGAGAAGGTTTTATTGAAGAGAATATGCAGCTGGCTATTCAGCGTGTTAATGAAAAGTATGGAATAAAAGGTTCAGTACTTTCTTTAGGTGATACTAACTTATATAAAGATTTATTAAATCAGTACGCTAATCAAACAGTATCAGCAGTTTCTGGCAAGGATAAAGAAGCCGCTTTAAATATTGGTCTTGGCGGTTTGATCGGTGGAGGATCTAACGTTCTTTTAAGTATTGGTCAAAGAGCTTCTGATCTTAAAGCTTCACAAGCAGGTCTTGCTGACTTTTCAGATGCACAGAAAAACTGGTTAAAGTTTGGCAACATATATAAAACCCAAGAGGTTACTACTCAAGATGAGAATGGAAATCCTGTAGTAAAGAATCAGATAGTTTTTGATAAAGAAGGAAAGCCTGTTGTAGATGAGGTTAAACTAAATGCTGCCGTAACTGGTATTAGTAAAGCATCTGAAATGCTTACTGAGGCTGAGAACACTCGTAATAAGTTTCAAAGAAACTTCTTAAGAGTATCGGCTTTTTCAGAGTTTGTTCAGGCTCATATAAATGCTGGAGAAGAAGGTTCTTTAATGAAGAAGCTTGATTCTCTTAACGAGGCTTCAGCTGAAGATTTAGCAAAGCTTGGTTTTGCTGTTGGAGAAAACTTAAATGAGGATATACAAACCCATAAGAGTATAGCTTCAAGTATTATAAAGCAGAACAAGGTACTAAACGAAAGCATTCTTTTTGATAACTCTAAAGAAGATAAAGCACGTAAGTCTTATCTAACAAGTATTGCTGCTAAACAAGTTGTTTCTAAATATCTTGCTAATCTAATCCAAAAGGATTTAGATGAGTCAAAAAATGAGTTGATTACTTCTGACATGACTTCTCTTTCTGATAGTCTTGTAGATCAGCTTAATGAGATGAAGTACAGGATAGAGTCTCAGAAACAGATTGTTGAGTACATAAAAGAAAACGGAAAAGAATCTGAGGTTCCTCTTAGTCTATATGAGGATGTACTGAAGGAACTAGAGAACAGTTTTAAAAAGATTGAGGAGAACAATCCTGAGTCTTTAAAGAACTTGCAAAAAGACAAAGACGGCTTCTATCTTTATGAAAAAGACGAGCGTACCATTGCTGGTGCAATGCTGGGTCTTAATACTATCTCTAGGCAAAAAGGTCAGGTTCTTAATGAGGTTAGAAATATAGGGGCAATGTGGGCTTACTATGCTGACAATAAAAACGGTAAGAAGAACTATGTAGCTAACTTAAGATCAATTGAAGAAAACCTAAACGAGCAAGCTAAGAAAGCTGAAGAGGAAAAAGCTCGTAAAGAAAAAGAAGAGGCAGATAAAGCTGCTGGCATAACTCAGACCGAAGCCACACCAAGTACTGAGCAAGTGCCTCAACAAACTGAGGATCAAGAATCTGAAGAGCAAGAAGATGATCCAGGATTACCCAGCTTCTTATTGGAAGCATTTGATATAATACAAAATAATGACCCAGAGTTTGAAGATGACTTTAACACTTGGTCAAAGAGTTTAGGTGCAAACTACTTTATACAGCAGTATAATAAGAAGTATAATAAATCTGAGCCTTTAAACGGTGCTCCAAAGACTGAGGCTCAGCCAACTTCTGCTCAACAAAAGGACCTAGTTGATGGCTTATCTATAGCAGATACCACTTTGGCTACGCTTAGAAAAGCTATGGCTGCGGTTCGTGAAGTCTATAGTAAGATTGCAGATAACGAGGATCTAGTTAAAAAGCTAATAGATAAGATCAATCAGGTAAAAGACGCCTTTGCAAAATCTACTCTTCTTAGCGTTATAACCGGTACTAGTTCTGAACAGCCTTCTGAACAGGCATCTACTTACATACCTATTAATGATGTTAATCCTTCTGTACTAACAGTTAAGGCTAATAATCATATTGGCTATGACAAAGTCAGCATGAACCAGGATGAGGTTGAAACTGGGTTTGTGCTTGTTGGTAATAAAGCATTAATAGAATCAATGGGTTCTAATACGGCTACTATAAACGATAATGTAAAAGTAGTTGCTACAAGAAAGTTTGTTAATGAAAACCAGGAGAAGCTAAAACAGTTAGGTATACCTAACAGAACTATAATTACTTACGAGACGCCTGATGAGATTAATAAAAAACTCAAATTGGGGGTTTCAGTAATTGCTGCTGCAGCTCGATACAATGGTTTTGGAACACAGATATTCTTAAAAAATAATGAGGCAGCTGGTAATGTCTACATAGCGGGTATTGAGAACTATGCTATAGTTCATCCGGATAACACTACAGAACCTATTACTTTTTCTGAGGAGCAAAGAGAGTTTGTAAAAGCTAACATGTTGGTTAATGGTCAGCAAATGACTGATCAACAGTATGATCGTTTTCAAAAGCTATATACCAAGATTCAAGACTTCAATGAAGAGGTTGAGCTAGTGCTTGGAGAAAACGAGCAGATAGATATTACTCCAATATTTAATAAATATTTTACAGTAACTAAGTCTGGTAAGGATGCCGTAAAAGGACAGAGCTTTGAGTCTCTTGTTCAAAACAATCCTGATAAGCTTTTTAGAATAACTTATCAGACAGAGTCTGGTGAGATATTGGAAAAAGACGTACCGCTGGTTGCTCGCAGTTGGGGTAGCGGTTGGATACTTGACTTTCCTTTGAACAGTGGGGAAACCCTTATGTATACAGATGACTCTGGAGAAGTGGTTCCGGTAACGGATACTAAAGAGTATGCTGCTACAGTACATGGTATTACTCCTGAGTTTACAGATAAGTTCGGTGCTAAATATGCCTGGGTAGCTAAAGAACCCACAGATCCTAAAGGATTTAAGCCATATGCTTTGAAGAGAGATACTGGTACTAGTCCTGTTGAGCACTTCAAAAAGTTTGCAAAAGACTTTGCTGAGTTAAAAGCTGTTCTTACTGAAGGAGAAAAAACAAAAGAATACAAGTATAAAGGGCAGACATTTAGTACTGTAAATCAGTTGATGTCTTTCTTTAACTCAAAGGTGTATGGTTTTTACCAGTCACAAAACTGGTTTGTGAATCTATCGTATAACCCAAAAACAAAGAAGTTTGCTTTTGAACTTAGACCTTCTGATAAAGAAGTTCGTAACTCTTTAACTGGTCCACAGAAGCAGGCACTCAATCTTTACTTTTCAGATGCTTCTATAACTAGCGTTACTGACAATACTCAGGATGCTGATGTATTGGAGGCCTATAAAAAATGGATGAACAGCTTGATGTCAGACTATAAAAAACTGACAGATAAACTGGAAAACAGTGATGATAATCTATTAAAACAGTTCAGATCTGAGTTGAAAACAAATACTCTTTTTGAGTATGAGAATGAAAACGATGTTAAAGAGTACATGCTTAAGCTTGTTGACAAAGATGGAAACACTGCTAAAGCACCTGTACAGTTTCTTAAATACAATGCTAGAGAAACGAAGAAGAAAGTTACTGTTGCTCTTAATGATGAGCCTGTACTTCCTGTTAAAAGAAAAGCAACTACTAGGCCAAAAAAATCTAAGGCTGAAGGTTTTAGTGTTCTTGGTACCCTTGGAGATAATGATGTTGCTGGTCAACAATTAATTCCAACACAAGAAACCGCTACTCCAACACAGGAAAAGAATAAACCTGTTTCAGCAGAGCCGGCTAAAAAGACTGGACGTAAGATTGTTAAGAAGCTAGATGACGAAGCTCCATTTATGCTTCGTTCTGAAGAAGAATACAAGAGCTATACAGATAAATCTTTTAATGAAGAAGTTCAGTGGTTAAGCCAAGCTCTAAGGAACTCAGGTATTTCATTGCGTGATCTAGGTACAATTATAGATAATCTTTCTGCAGGAAAGCAGGTTCTTGGTTATTACAAGAATCGTGCAGTTTATGTAAATAAAAACTTATCTTCTGAGGGTACTATTTATCACGAAGCTTTCCACGGTTTATTCCGTGACATTTTTACAAGTGACCAAAGAGCATTTTACTTAAGTAAAGCAAAAGCTCGTATGGGAACTGTTACACAACAGCAGATCTCTGACTTTCGTAATGAACGCAGATACTTTAATAAAACTGACCGTGAGATTATAGATCTTATAGCTGAAGAGTATTTGGCAGATGGATTTAGAAAATATAAGCTTGACAAGAAAGAACCAATTGATTCTTGGTTTAAACGTTTTGTAAAACTTATAGAACGTATCATTAACTTCTTTAATAGCAATCAGCGTGCAATTGATAGACTGTATAAAGACTTTGATGGTGGAGTATATGCTGAGCAAGTAGTCAATCCTGAAAACAGTATATCTAACGAAGGAGTCTTTGCTTTAGCTTACGGGCGTCCTAAACTAGTAGAGACAATAGATGAGGAAACAAATGAGCCTGCTTTTGGAGTTATAAGCAAAGTACCTCTGAATCTAGAAGTACAGAATGAGCTTGTATCCAAGCTGACATACCGGGTGGCTAATATGACCACCGGTAACTTTGCTAGCAAGTTTGTTCAAGCTGTTGAAGAACTTAAAGCAGAATATGATCTTGAAGCTTTGATAGCAACAGGTAATCCTGAACTAGCAGATGCTATTCGTAATAAGTATCAGAATAAGTTTGCTGAAGCATCTTTTGTGTTAGGCGTTCCTGTCAAGTATGTTCTTGATGATCAACTACTTAATGACGAGGAGGCTAATGAGTTACTAACTGAACCTGGTGATAACACCGAGGCTTTAGAAACCATCAAGGGTCTTGTAAAAGAAAAGATAGACACTCTTGGTTTGGAAAAAACTTTAGCTGATAGTAATCTACAACTACCTGAAGATGAAGAAGATGCAGAACAAACTAATAAAGGTGGTGAGTTTGATAAGGTTCATATCAATCCTTTAGAAGGACTCAGCCGTGAGTTTAGAAACCTGTTTGGAATCATTCCTTATCAGTATACCGATCCTGATCTGGGAGTTACTGTAAGCAGAACTGCGGATGGCAGCATGCTTTTTAATGCTATGATTAAAGTGGCATCAGACAATACTATAGATCAAATCCTACCTTCTTTGGCTAAGGCTGTAGAAATGATGGAGGAGGACAATGATCCAAAGTATGCCCCTTTAAAAGCTTTTGCTGACTTTATCCAGCGTCAGTTTGGAATAGCGGATCTTTCTGACTCAACTAGTAAACCGACAAGAAATCTATATCTCTATAAGCAGTTTATTGATACCTTCTTTGTAACAGAACTTCCTAGTTATGTTATTAAGAGTACTACCACAAAGACTTCTACTAAGTCAGAGGTATTTGATGCTTCTATTAATCAAGACGTTAATCAGAAAAGAGAAGCAATTAAGTTCTACTATGACCAGGAGTATCGTAAGCTAAAGACTCCTGAACAGATTGAGGCGTTTAATAAGAAGTTTAAAGACCTGCAGAATTATATTAATCAGAACCTGTTCACTCTATTCTTGGCCGGTAATGGTATCAACCAAAGAAAAGCGTTGAACCAAGTGGTAGACAAAGTTAAACAACTTATGGACGATGTAAACATTGTTCTACCAAAGAGTCTGATAAGACAATCTTTACTAGCTATATACAACATTGAAGAGAAGAAACCTTTTAATGTTAGGTCTACTAGAAACATTCAAGACATTGAAGTGAATCAGACTTTGATGAAAGAAGGAGCCTATTTACAATCAGACTTCTTTAAAAACCTAGCTCAGATTGCAGCACCTAACTATCCTAATCTTTTTGCTGATAAAGATGCTAACGTAAACCTTGGTAAAGATTACACTAAGATTGATGCTATTAATAAGATACTTAAGAAGGCTGCCAAGTTTATTATAAAGTATGATATTAACTCTGCGATGTCTGTTTATCAGAATGCAGAGTATGAGAACATATATAGATATACTAGACACACCCCTCCGTCATTACTAGTACAAAAAATTAGAGAAGAGGGTATAAGCTCTCTTCAAGATATGTATCCAATGCTTCGTGATTGGTATACAGATAATCCATTATTCAACGGATCAGAGGAAAACAATCTTTTCTTAAACAACCTTTATCTATCAAGCTTTGGAGGGTTCCGTCAGGAGATAGGCGATACTAATCGTAAAGGTGTAACATTTGGTAGTATTGATCCTAAGACGTTCCTTCTTAGTGGTATTGTGCATTTTGCAAACCGTGAAAGGATATCTGAAGGTAAAGTATCTATCAACACATTCAGACGTAGTCGTACTCAGGAAGAAGCTACAACAACTAACTTTTTATTAACGGCAAAGTATAAGAGATATGCCGATGGTCTTGAAGCAAACTCAGAGTACATAAAAGATATTATGTCTTTGCTGCGTCAAGAATATAATCGTATTCAGCGTGAATGGGCAAACCGTAATGATGAGAATGCTGTACGTTATAACGGGTACAACAATCTTAATGGTGATGTTAACAAGCTAAGAGCTTACCAGTTTAAACACTTTGAACATTTCTTTGATCAGCAGGAAACTACTGATGAGAATTCTGTATTAAGACAAGAGATGAAAGATGCTCTTGTTAATGCTGCAAAGTCTGGTGTTACTTTTGAACAGGCTTTAAAGTCTGATGTGCTTATGCAGCTTCCCAATCAGTTAAGTGATTATACTCAGGAAACCTTTGAAGCTCTTAAGAAGAACTTAGAGAAGTATGAGCTTTTAAAGTACATGAAGAAAGACGGAGAAACTATTGCTACATCTGATCTACTACCTACTAAAATAAACCAGGACTTTAAAGACGGTACGCTTGAGGAAAATGGTTATGATACTCTTGATGAAATGCTTCTGGATTATCATCTAAACGTTGAGATGAATAAACGTACGGTTAACCAGATTTTTGATGGTGACCTAGCTACGGGTATTAAGACAGCACAGGAATTTTACAAGCGTAACAAGAGTGGCGTTATATCAGGTAACTCTGCTAAGGTTGGATATTTCCGTACTGCTGTAGTAGAAAACCTTCAGTCTTTTATACCAACATCAACTAATCCTCTTACTGGCAAGACAGACTTTGATCTTAATCAGTTGGCCCAGGATGAAGAAACACCTAATTCTAAAGGTGTAGATATTGCAGATGGACAGTCTTATCATATTATGAATCACAGGATAAGACTTATGGACAACTGGGGCAGATTAAGTCCTGCCGTTAAGTCTATTCTTCACAAGGCTAAGTATAAAACCTTAGACAAAGAAGACATTGATTTTCTTAATGAGAATAAAGTTGTACTTAACACTCTTAAGACAGCAACTGGTGGTATATTAGAATACTATAAGTTATCAGAGCATCTTCTTATTCGTCCAGATGTGTCCAGACTTGTAATACCTCAGGGTATGAATCAGGAAGAAGCTGAGCAAAAACTTGATGAGCTTTATTCTGAGATAGAAATGTTAGAAGACCAGATTATTGAAGATCCTTTCTCTGCAGAAGCTGCAGATTTAGAGTCTAAAGTAGAAGAATTGTATTCAGAAGTTCATGGCTTCTGGTCTCCAAAACGTGGGCGTGAAAAGCTACACTATCTTCTTAACTCAATGGAAGCTAGTGGTATAGATCATTTATTTGATACAAATGCTTCAAAGAAAACCACAGTAGTACCAATAAAGCTTAATACAGATACCGTTACAAACTTAAAACCATCTAAGAGTTCTAGCTCTTCATTGTTTAAGTTTATGCAGGTAGAGACTTCTGGTATACATGATAAGATTACATTGCCATCCCAGGCACGTCAGCTATTGACTACATATATTAACAAGCTTGCAAATGATCAAGTATATCGTAACAAGTCTCTTAAAGATCTTGCCAAGGAATACTCTGATACTCTTGGTGATATATCAAAGAGCTCAATGAATAACCTTAACAAGGCTATTCTAGATGAAAAAGGAGAGCTTAACATTAGTCAGTTGTTTACTACTATGTACAACGGACTTAAGAAACAGGGCATTGACAGCAATACTCTTAAGTACTTTGAGGTAAGAGACGGAAAACCTGTTCATAATCCAAACATACCTGCAATCAAGAAGATCTTTACATACTATTACTTTAGTATGTTTAACAACGCTGTATTCTCACAGAAGGTCAGCGGTAGAAGTGATATTCTTGTTTCAGAGTTTGGTTATGAGGTTTTATACGACACTCAGGATAATAATCGTATCATTACTCAAGAAGAACAAGAACAAAACCCTGAACTGTATAATGATACTGACAGGTTCAAAACCCGTCATCTAGGTATATCAGTAGAAGAAGTTAATGGTAAAAAGGTGTATACCGTAGAGGTAATGATACCTAAAAAATTATTTGATAACGAGAGTGAGCGTGAGCTTTTCTTAACCAAGTTGTCAACCTTCTTCAGTACTCGTATTCCTACAGAAGATAAACGTTCCATGGTTGTTGCAAAAGCAGTAGACTATATAGATCCTGCTTATCAAAACTCCATCGTAGTTCCTCAATTGGTTCACATTCTGGCTGGTTCTGACCTTGACGTGGATAAGCTCTACTCTCATACATTTGATTACTATATAGATTATAATGAAGTAGCTCACGTTTATGGAGACTACTCTAAGTATACAACCCCGTCACAAGGTCAGTTTGCAGAGTATATTCAGTATATGTCAAGCCATCCTTATTTTAAGGAGCTAGTTGACATTGAGATGGAAAAGATGGTTGTAAAACCTGTACTAACTTCTGATTTTAAAAAGGTTACTAAGGAGTTAGGTATCAGTACTTTAGAGTTGACTCCAGAGGAAATTAAGCTGAAGAGAGATGATATTATCAGCAACTTAGATCTTCTTGAGAACGTAAGAAAGGATCTGCAGAATCAACATGATATTGCTTTTAACGAGTATGTATCAAGCAGTAAGAAAGATAGATCCTCTAAGCGTGATACGTTTATAAAGAAAAGAGCTGAGTATCTTATTGCCCGTGACGCTAAGGATGCAGCTAAAGAAGAACTTAGAGAAACTAAGAAAGAACTTAGAAAGGTAAACAATACGTTAAAGATAGCTGCTCTGGTAAATATCCTTAAGTCAAAGGGCATGCCTGTAACCCAGGCTGAGTTTAGCAAGTACTTAAAGACAAATCCTAGTCCTGTTATACCTGTTTTAAATAACACAAGCTTACAACAGAAGATAGATATTCTATCAAACGAGAAGGTATTTAAGGATTTCTATATAAATGAACGTTCAACTGTTGAGCCTTTTAGAAATATTGCTGCAAGTATTGGAGCATCTGTTGATAGTGTTATTACTCAGAACTCTATCTTCTCAGTTATGGGTGACGTAGTTGCTAATGATCTTAACGCAACTAACAAAGACGGTATTGGTATAGCAGCAAGCTTTAATAAGTTTATAGCTTTTGCTGAGAAAAATGACTTAGTTCTAAGTCAGCCTTTGATTAGAGTGTTAGATGAGAACAACAAAAAGATTGATTACGTTGACTTTACTAATACATCAGCTATTAGACGTACTGGTGAAACACTTGGTATGTTTGCTGATGCAGCTAAAGAACCTATTCCGTCTGTACTAAATCTTAATCCTGATACTGCAGGTATCTCAAATGTTATTGTTGGTATGTCTGGTAATCTACAGCTTGGTTTGTTGATTAACAAAATACCTTTTATAGAAGAGATTATTCAAGACTACAGAACAACAAAGTCTGCAGCACAAGATACCAGCATTAATCTTGAAGGAAGTATTTCTTCAAGAATGAAAAACTATTTTAAACAAACTGTTGGATCACTTCAACAGAGTGGAAGACTTGGTGAACTACTTGTTGCAAAAGAAAAGAATGGTAAGGTTATAGGATATGGTGAGGTTAGACCAATGTATATTAAAACAATTGAACCTAATCCTGAAGTTGCCAAAATGGAACCTGAGAATATAAGGCTTGGTGATCTTGGCATTGAGTTACTCTATGAAGATAATTCTGTAGTTGCAGAAGATGTAGCTAAAGCATATTTGGCTAGTACTTATGCCAGCATTATTCAATTAAACAGTGATATCTTGTTATTGGGTAAGGTGTTGAATCTTATTAAACAGCAGGAACCTGATTTTAATAAGCTAGATGAAATTCTTTCTGCTTACAACTATTTCTTGTCTGGTACTTCTTTGTTTGGAGAGTCTATTGTAAAAGCTTTGACATCTTCAAAAGAATACTCAAGTTTGATACAAGCAGCTTCAATGATGAGCTCTTATTCAAGACAGCTACTTATTGAAAGAACACCGTTATTTAAATCTGTTGTTGATATATTAAATCTTGGTTTGAACAACACCTTTGGTGATGAGAAAGCAAAACAAGATATCATTGATCAGGTTGGTAAGTTTATTATCATCAACAAGATGAAGACTGAAATGAAGTCTCAGATTGATGATTTATCAACTAAAGACGATGCTGCTAGTAAGGCTAAGCTTGAGATGCTTGAAGATTCTTACAAGTATTTCTCTGCTGATTTCTGGTTAGATAATAATACATTACTTGACGACCTAGATTATCTAAACTCAGTAAATCCCGGTAATCCTTTCGTTGACTTTTTAAAGGTAAATGTACGTCAGGATATAAATTATCTAGAGGCTACTAGTCGTATGCGTCTTGATAAAGATCTTACAGAGAATATTATCAATGGATATGAGTCCTTACAGAAGAGCAAAGATCCTAGAACCTTAAAGCTTTCTCGCCAACTTTTCTATTATCTTCTTACTAAAGACGGTTTAGGATATGGTGCATTTACATTCTTGAAGTATATCAATCCTGATATTCCTCAGATGTCAGAGGTATCTAGAGTTTTAGATCAGTTTCAGAAATTACTCTTTGATCAGCAAGCTTTTATTTTTGAGAAAGAACAGGAGATCCGTAGTATAATGAAGTCTGGAGTAAAAGAAAACGAAAAAGAAGCTTATGTTAAAAAGATTGTTGATGAGATATTGAATAACTATAACAAGCTGTTTGATAACTTCTTTAATAATAAAACAAAAGCAGGTAAGATTGACTGGATTAATGGTATTGTTAATAAGATATTCAGCTACGCTGGTAACCAAAAATACATCCGTACAAGCTATGGTATTAACATAGAGTCGGCCGATAATAAGAATTTAATGCAAGATATTCTTAATGCCGGTGTATTTAGCCACATGACTAATGTAAAGAAGCTATCTGGTAAGAAGTTTCAGTACACTAATGGTTCGATAGATAAGTTTACTGTTGATTTGAATCCTATTAAGAAAGCTGTACCTGGTCAAGATCCTTACAAGATAGATGAGCTTCTATATAGAGAGTTTGCTATTACAAGAGATCTGGCTACCATGGAGATTAATGGAGCTAAGTTCAAAGTACTGCTTTCTGATAATGATGGTAATCTCTTTAGATTAGTATCTGTTGATGATGTTCCTGTTTCAGATAGGATAGCACAACATTCAGTAGACAAGCTTATGGGGCCAGTAAATACTGGACTTAAAGCTGAGTATGTAAGAATGGATGTAGAAGGTACAAAGAACCTTTTAAGCTTTGGATTTAATCAGCAAGATGGTAAGAAATTGTGGGAGGCAGTAAGACCTAAATCTGAGCAAGAAGAGGAAGTTAGATACTTTTTAAATGGTCAAGTTGTTAGTCCTTTGTCTGATAACATGACTAAACAAGAAGCTCCTAGTAAGTACATGGGTGATATTGTTGGTCCTGTAGATCTTGGAATTGAAGGTATAGTTTCTGATGATGATATAGAAGGCATGATTGCCAGAGGAGAACTTAAGGGTGCTAAAGTTGGAAGCAAGGCTACAGCTCAGGCTCCGGATGAGATTGGTTTTAAAAAGATTGGCCAGCCAGCCACTGAAACTACTGATACTAAGAAGGGTACAGAAATTACATATACTCCTAAGGGCAAGCAAGTACAGACTTATACTGTGGCAGGTAATCAGATCTTTAATAAAGACGGTCAAGAAGTATTTAAAGAAGACTCAGTAGTCCGCAATAAGATTTATGCTAACCTGGCTGTAAAGACTGGCAATGCTGTAATAGTTAACCATAAGGGTGCAAGCTATATAGTAAATAAGAAGAACCAAGTAATGTCTGTTAAGACTGGAAAGATCATGCAGTGGGATATAAATAATGGTGACATGAAAGCTATACTAGCTGAAGCCGCTAAGAAGTTTACTCCTGTAGGAGCAGATATAACAATCAAAGAAATAGACGAGCTCTACAATTCAAAGTCTACAAAAAATGTAACTTTGGAACAGTACCGTGAAGAAGCTAAAGAGTACATAAATACTATGACTCAAGCCGGTATGTCTAAATCCGCTATCCTTGAACAACTAAAATGTTTATAATCCATGCCCTGTCCTAATAAGAACCTTGAATCTTGGAAGAGTTTAGTTTCAGCTTTAGGTAGTGAAGCTAAAGCTTTGGCTGCTTATACTTTAAATAACTATGATATACCTAGTGTTCAGGAAGCAGAGCTTTTGCTTATTATGCAAGAGGCTAAAACTTCTGGTAAGGTAAAAGATAAAGCTAAATCAGAGCTTAAAGAACTGAAACTAGAAAGGGTAAATGATCAGATTACTACACTTGATCGGATCATACAGTCTTCCCCTAAAGATGGTAGGCAAGAAACCCTAAAGAAGATAAAGCAGAACTTAGAAGAATATCGTAAAGTTGTAGAACAAGAAGATACTACAGTTTCTGTAACTAATCTTTTTGCCGGGGGTGAATTAGAAGACCAGGAAAAGTATAAGGACTATGCTGAGTTTGGAACCTTTCAGCACTACATACTTGAGTCTTTGCAGAAGGAAACAATTGGTACGGATAAAAGTCTTACAAGTGTATTTAGTAAAGCCAAACTAAGAGAGCTTCTTAAAAGCTATGATAAGAAGTTTACTATAAACGGCTTAATAGAGAACGGGACCATTCTTAATGAGGACGAGCTCTACAATATGTCTAATGAGATTCTTGGTATACTTCAAACCTACACCTCTATGGGGTACACCATTCTTCCAGAGATAAGTGTGCTTGCGAAAGACAGGTTTGACAGAAACATTGTAGGTCGTCTAGACATGGTGGCAATAGATAAAAATGGTAAAGCTGTTGTAATTGATCTTAAGAGTAAAAAGCTAAAGAGTACTTCAACAGTTGATAGCCTTTCTTATTACTGGCCTGTAAACAGCAGTGCTCAAACAGATGCAGAGTTTCGTGGTGGTACAAGAAATGCTTACGAAAACTGGGATATCCAGCTCGGTATCTATGCAAGAATGCTTCAGCAGCTTGGTATAGATACAGATGAAAAGCGTATTCTTGGTTTGTACTATTATGGTACGTATGATACTGCCGATGGTAAGCAGTTCAACGAAAAGGGGGAAGATACTTTTAACTATACTTTCTATAAGGTAAAGAGCTATTTAAGTTCTGAGTTTGATAAAGCAGGTGAGTCTGATTATCTACGTTATAAAAATCATATGCGAAAGATAGCTAAGGTTTTACCCTTAGCTGAAGAGGATGTCACTCCTGCACGTGAAAAGAATAGAGATGATATTGTTTTTAATATGTCTCCTGAACAGGCTGACAAGCTTGTTGCTAAGTTAACTGAGATTACTGAAAGAGAGCTTATAAATGCAAGAGCTAAGCTAAAAGACGCAAAGAAAAAAGACTCAGGTAAAAATATAATTGATTACTACGAAGATCGTATTCAATCCTTAAATCAGATAAAAGAGGCATTAAAACAAGATGCCTGGGATTCAGCTTATAAAGTTGGATTTGTTATTCAAGTACTGGCTAATGATACAGCCGCTCTACGTCAAACTGTTGAGAGCATGGATTCTATTGTTAATGACAGCGGTTTAGAGCAAAGATCTAAAGACTTAGATAAGTTTACTCGTTTAGCAGGTGGATATAATATTGTTATTAGTCAAGTAAGAAGGCTTCTTACTGAAGCAAAAGTTGGTGAAGATAGCAAGGCTGTACAGGTTTTGAATCAGATTGAAAACAATATAAGATCAATTAGGGCTGAATATAACAGACTTGGATTGTTTTATCTTACAAGCATGCTAAAAGATAGTTTATCTGAAAATCAAGTATTTAGAATAAACGATCAAAGGAAGCAATTACTTGAAGCTCGTATAAAAAGACTAGAAGAAAAGAGATCAAAACTTTTATCTGAAGGTCAATCTGGTTCAGGCTTTTGGTACAGAATAAGTCAGAAAGTAAGTAATGTTGGAAGATCTGCTTTAAAATCTGATTTGCTTAATCCAGAAAACGAACTAGAAAATATTGAGAAACAGCTTATTAAGTTACAGGTAGAAATGCAAGGTATAAACCTTGACGATGAGTCTGTTAACAAGTATATCATGGCTGTTTTAGATCCCGCCTCTCCTGTGTATATGGGCCAGGGCACTACTGTTATAACAGGCGGTGTTGCTGCTACAGCAAGCGGTGACTGGGTAACTAGTGCCTATGCTACACAGTTAAAAGTAGCTATATCTAATGGTATACAGGACTATGTAAACTTCATTGAAAGAGAAAAGATACAGGATGAATATGATAGGTATTCTGCCGGAAGTAGAAACATAGCTGAGCTTAATGAAGCAATCAGTGAGATCAGATCTGTAAATACTTATGATGACAACGGTAATCTTACAAAAATTCAAAGACGAGCTTTTGTAAATCCTATATCTCAAGAGTATTATGACACTATAGATGATTTTAGAAATAAGGAGCGGTTACTTAGTAAAAAGATTCAGGATGAAACAGATCCTGAGGTCCGTAAAGAGCTAAAGAAACAGCTTAGTGAACAGCAGAATCAGTTTCTAGAGTGGAGGTTGGAGAACTCACAGATGGAGTATGTCAATGAGTTCTATGAGATTGATAAACTTTTACCTGCGGAATATAGACAAGAAAGAGATGAACTTTTTGCTGAGAAGCGTTTGTTAGAAGCATCTGCTGGTTTTAATAATGCAGAGGAGCTAGATGAAGAAACTATAGATAGAATCGCTGAGATAGAAGTAGAGCTTAACAAGCTGCGTAAGAAGTATGCTGATATGAAAGAAGGCGGTTACGCTCGTTACTTAGCTCTACAGGAAAAGTACTATGAGTATGAAACTAACTTTAATTATTACGAGCGTCTTTATAATCAGAAAAGAATACAATTAACTGACGCAAACGGTAATGTAGATATAGAAGCTCTTGCTAAATGGAAAGAGCAGAATACTATAAAGCGTCCTAAGGAAGAATGGTATCAGCTTGTTGGTGAAGTTTGGGATGAAGTCTTTATGATTATTGGTAGATCCAGTGGAGCTGTTGAAGGTTTAAATGACAGATATAAAGAAATCTTAAAGCAATACCGTAGACGTGGTGTTATTGATAGCCGGTTTATGACTCAAGATGATGTAGATACTCTTAATGAGATAGAGAATCTAATTCAGATATACAAGATGGCATCACCATCATTGGGTCTAAGTTACGAAGATAGAGTACAGCTTACTGAGTTATTTAAAGATCTAGAAGCTTTACAAACAAGAGTAGAGAATCCTTTTTATATTAAAGAGTTTAACTCTAGACTTGATGAGCTAGAGCTTGCATGGAATAACTACCAGACTGAGAAAGAAGCCAGTATGAAAGACTGGTATTTAGAACAGTTCTTATTAAAAGAAATGGACTTTAAAACTTGGTATGACAATAATCATACTAATAAGTATCAGTCTAAACTTGTATCTGATGAGGCTTTAAATCCTCTTCCAAAGAAGTATAACATGCTTACTATTCCAACAAGTGAGGATATGTTGGAAGAGGTACCTGACTACAAGTTTTCTACAAGAATTATTAGACCTACTGCTTATAATATCAATCAGCAGGTAGATGCTTTGGGTTATCCTATGCCTAAGGGTTTAACGATTGATGAGGAAACATATAAGGTTGAGGGCAGTAGCAAATGGATTAATCCAAAGTATGATCAGATACGTAACAATAAACGCACCTCTGACTTTTATCATTCATTTGTAAGTAGGTTTTTAAGAACACAGCAAGAGACAACTGGGCGTATGCTTGGATATAATTTCCCTGGATATGAGCAGCAGTCTTTAGCAGACTTAAGAGAGAAAGGCTTAAAAGAAGGATTGAAGAACAGGGCTAAAATGTTTAGAGATCAAAATCTAGCTATTGGAACAGACTACGACTTTTCTATTAATGGTTATGGAACAGAACAAGATGATCGTATCCAGTTTAAACATAACACACCTTTACCAATAGAACAACAAACTACAGACGGTATTGCTGCTGTAATACGTTGGTATGAGAATGCTCATGTTAATAAAGCTATGGCATCAGCTCAGATTATGTCTAAGAGTATGATAAGCTTTATGGAGTCATTATATCAACAGCTTAGTGAAGAAGATTTTCCTGACAAGCAGAACCGCATGGAAAGAATGCGTAGAGCTATAGATCAAATGAACTTTGAGTATAAGAAGTTCATTAAAGGTGAATGGAAAAAAGATGAAGGTTTGATAGGTAGATTTGGTGATTTGGGTCTTAGAGCAATTGGTTTGTCAAGACTTGCTTTAGATGTACCTAACCAGGTTGGTAACATGTTATCAGGTAACATACAGGCTTTCTTGGGTAATCATAAATCAGCACATTACTCTGCTAAAAATATGGCATGGGCCAAAGGTCAGATCTACGGTCGTAACGGTCTAATAGCTTCTATGATTAAAGACTATGGTAAGATTGGTGGTAAGACATTTAAAAGTAAGATGCTTTTATATTGGAACCCACTTGGTCAGTCTTTAGATCACTATTACAACCGCACACGTTCTTCAGGAGATAGAATCAAACAAGGTTTCCTTGAGGGTAATTTTGCAATGTGGATACAAGATAAGGGAGAGCTTGAGATATCATCTACTATATGGTTATCTATTCTAGATAATATAAAAGTTAAAGTTGTAAAGTCAAGAGATGAGGAAGGTAATGTTACGGAGTATCAAAAAGACGAGAATGGAAACATCTTAACTATTAATGCCTATGAGGCTTATAAAGAAAACGCAAATGGTGAAGTTGTTATCAGAGAAGATGTTGAGTGGACTAAAAAAGATGAAGACGTTATAAAACGTACTGTATGGAGTGAGATACGTAGAACTCAGGGTCGATATGCTGAGTGGGATAAAACTAGAGCTGAGAGTGGAATTGTAGGTAGATTAATATTCTTCTATCGTAAGTACTTAGAGCCATTCTTGATGAATAGGTTTGGTAGAAGGCAGACTAACTATGAAGCAGGTGAAATGGCTGTTGGTTTTTATAGAGCACTAATAGATACTTATAAGTTTTATGGATTCCGTCAGGCTACTGCGGCTATTTTTGGGTCAAAGAAAACAGAGGTATCAGAGCTATATCAACAAAAGAGTCAAATGGCAGCAAGAGAATTAGCAGTTTCTTTAGCTATGATGATAATAGGAAGAATGCTTCTTTCTGCTATACCAGATGATGATGAAGATGATAAAAGTTTTTCTAAGATCATTGCTTACAATCTACTCGCAGTCTATGCTAAAGCTGACATGGAAACCAGGTCTATGGTACCTATGGTAATTATAGGAGACCTAGACAACTACTTCCAAAACTTTACATCATTCACAAACGTTGGTCGTGATGTTGGTAGAATAGGTAATTTACTTGAGCATGGTTTAGCACTTGTAGCTGCAAACACCCTTGCTTCTGAAAGTGAGTACTGGAATAAGTTGGCATACTATCAAAAGAAAACTAAAAGCTTTGATAAAGGTGATGCTAAAATCAAGAAAGATATAATGGCACTAACTGGTTACTGGAATTACTTTGAATTGTTCAATCCAGAAGAAAGAGTGATAAACTACCAACGTAAGATGGGTGGTAAGCCTTCAGGAGATTAAAAAAAGGGTAGCACTTAGCTACCCTTTATTGTAAACTCTATACTGCCGAAAATAAATCCAATGTCTAGAGCGTAAGCTTTGGGATACTCTTTTTCTGGATCATAAGATTTTAAATCGGTTACCAACTTAGTTATACCAAAACGTAGCCCTAAGAAGATTTCATCTGAAGATAGGAGTTTGATTTTTGTATGCATGTTTATTGATTTTCTACAGTAAAAGGATGCCGCCCAAGATAACAATCTTGTGGCCATTCCATGTGTCTTTTAAACCCGTTGATGAGGCTCTGTATATTAGTAGCTCCAACAGGATTATGGCTGTGGACTGATACAGCATTAATTCTTTTCCCAGAATTTTGGGAAAACTCTACTAGCCATCGGGCACAGTCTAACCCGGTTTTTTCCTTATAGCTTTCATAGTCTGGTTGCTGCCAGCCAATGCTTAGCTTCTGTTTGAAGTAGTCATCTATATGCTCTTCAGCCAGGTCATGATCAAAACTGATTAGATCTGGGATGCCGTTACTAGATATCCACTCAACAAACTGATCATAATTTCTAACTACCTGCCAGGGTTCATACCCCGGAATGGTTGTCGTTGGTGTCCTCTGATCGTCCAGATAGAGGGCTCTTTTTAAGATGTTCATAGGTAGGGTCAATGTCTTGGTTACCTTTTATATGCTTAGGTAAATAAGGACAGTGCCGGCATCCATTGCCACAACACTGTCCTCGGTTTATATGAAACAAAGGGGTTAGTATTACTCTATCACCTTCTATATAGTATAAGTCTTCGTTCATTGAGCACTATTAAGAAGGACATTACATTTCTCCATCCAGTCTGAAGACATAACGTCTACTATTACTGGTGTCTTCATGCCTTTTTTATAGGCCTCATAGCTTTCCTGTTCGTTATCGTCCAGATGCCAAATAAATTTGGTTCCCTCTAAATAGGTTGTCTTCCACTGCATACAGGTAAATCTGACTCTGTGTCTTGGTATACCAATACGGTCTACTACTTCCCATAGATCATCTAGGGTAGCATTAAAAGGATACTTGTGTTTATGGTTCTCGTCCCAGCGTGTGGTAACGACCCATACTTCTATACCAGACTCTATTAGTTCTTTGGCATAGTCTTGTACATTTTTAAACTCGAGTGTTCCGTCAAAATCAAAGGATACTTTTTTCATAGGAATAAGGATATGACCCATCTCCAAAAGATGAAGCCTAAACAGAAAATAATAAACCAGGCTAGTATAAAAGTCCAGTTTAGTTTTAGGATACGGGATAATAAGTTTTTCATATTACTCAGTATTAAATGATAACCAGTCTTCAAACATTTGAGCTTCTTTTGGGTGCTCTGTTCTATACCAGTCAAGAGTAATTTCATAACGGGTTACTATTGTACTTGATATAAAGAGCTCGTTATTTACAGAGTCAAGTGTTCTTTTTGTGGTATCCAGTTCTCTTTTAAGCTGAGGTATTTGCTTAACCTGTTCTTTTAAATCAAACAGGGTATAGAATAGTATACCAATTGTGGCTATACTAAGGATAGGTCCAATGTATTTTTTCATAGGAATGTGTTTTTACATTTATTCATCAGAGGTTCATCCTCTGGTAGCTTTCTTGATAATCTACAGGCTACTTCTTTCCCATATAAGGGAGAAAATACTCTTGTCTTTCTTGTACACCTTTGCTGTACAGCGGATGATATGATACCTAACATCTGCCCAGCTTTGTTATAACTAGGATAAACACCTATCAGTTTCTTGATTTCTGGATCGTATACTTTAACACAGGTGTCGTCATGTAGGGTATTTAAACCGTCTTTCAAATGGATCATAGGGTATTGTAGAACTTACTTACTGTAAAAATAGAGAACTTGTAGACATCTACAAAATTAATCAAAGCTTATGTTTCTATCACTCATGTATTCTCTTAGTAATTCTCGGATCTCTTGATAAGCATCGTACTTATCTTGGGGTAGACTATCAGGAGCATACTTTGTTTTAGCTCTGAGCTCCTGGTCAAGATCCCAACATACTGCATACCAGCTAAGAGCATTGGTTGCCATCTTAAAATCTTCTTGGTCATCTGGTAAGTTGAACTCTAGTATTGCTTTCATTGTCTGGAATTTTACTGTGATCAAAAGGATAAGACTGTTCTATTGCTTTTTTATAGTACTCCATCTCTAAACTGTCTCTTAGATATCTGATACGGGCCGGAGTTAGAGGCTCCGGCTTTCCGTCATCAAAATAGATAGCTAACGCTAGAATAGTTAAGAGTCCTGTAAGACATGATATACTAACAATCATTTCTTTACTTATTCTCATAGTATAACTTTCTAACTTTTACACCTAATTCCATATCATTAGGGGTGTTAATAATTATGTTTTCTGGTACCGTAATATGGTTACGGTTACTTCCTTCTCTAAAACATTTAGGGCATAGTTGACCAATTCCTTCTATGTAGCCTACCCGCATATCAACATGGGTAGACTCATCGTAAGCCGTCTCCACACCGCATAGGATACATGTGTCTTTCATAGTATTTGGATTTTATAGTTCTGCGTTTACATGCTGGGTTACTTGGTTCCATCTCTTTTGAAGGTCTTCCCAGTAGCCAGTTTCATCATTGAATCGGTTACAAACTGCAACCAGCTCAGGATAACCAAGAGCTATCTTAGCTCTATTGTTTCTATCTAATTTCCAAATGGCTTCTATAAGAGCAGCCATACCGCTGCCAGCCATACCTTTTTTGTAGAACATAAATAGTTCTTCTGCCTTTGTTAATGTAGGCTTTGTTTCTGTACTCATAGTGTAAGTATATTTCCGTGTGATGTAAGTCCAAGGTCAAATCTGCCATCGTACACACAAGCTGCATTAGAGAATACAGTTTTAGTACGGGAATAGTGAGCCACGCCTTGGTTAGTGTCTACGCCATCCATATTATGTATGTGACCGAAACAAACTAGTTTTAATGTGTCCTTTAGAGCCCAGCATCTTTTCATAAGAGACAGGTCTCCACACATTTCTAGATTTCCTTCTCGGTCAAAGCTCAGGTCCCTAACTCCTTTTGGGGGGCCATGGACTATTAATACGTCAGTATCTTCTGGGATTTGTTGCCATACTGCATGCGTCTTAGCTCTGGCTTTCATAAAAGCCCAGTCACAGAAGCTTGGTGTAATTGGGCTACCCCAGAACTTAACTCCATCTATTGTAGTGCCAGCGTTTTCTAAATAAATTATACCGGCCTTAGCAAAATGACCGGGAGTAACCAGTCTACGCTCTATAGAGGTATCATGGTTACCAGCTACGTATATCTTATGCTGGACGGGTACATTCTTGTACCATTCTATGAAGTCTAGTACCTCATTATTATTACGATACGGATCTCTGTAGTTACTACAGTCACCGCTGTGCACTACAACATCTACCCCCTGGAATCTTTCGTCAGGGAATGTACCATGATACCCATGGGTGTCAGATATGTGTAGTATTTTCATCGTTTAAATATTTTTGTTCGTTTATATAGTTTTCAGCATCATTAATATGATTGCATTTAGCATCATTATATCCCATGTTGTAGTCTGTTATTCGCTGCTGATACTCCAGCTGTCTAGCTTGTTCTATTAGTTCAGCTACTTTATCATAGCTAGTTCTATTAATTCTAGAAACTAGCCAGTCAACTACAGTTTGTTTTGTCATAGGTTAAAATATATATCTGATGCCGGCTGGGTTAAAGTATTCTGCGTACAAGCGGGTAAACTCATGTATCATTTGACGTTTCAGCTGAAACTGATATCTAATGTTATCAGGAGCATAATGACTATCTTTCTTCTCTTGAATGTCAGGACGCCACAGTAGATCCTGTACAGGTTTACTGTTACGCTCATGCTGATGGATGTTGTGTGTTAAGAAAATACATTCACATTTTATATCATCACCAGCAGCAAACTGCAGTTCAGTAAATAGTTTTTTGTATTCATCTAACCATCCATCTGTGTAGATTATTGGAGAGAAGTTAACATGTACTTCCATGTGCTCTTTTAACATAGGAATGCACGCTAAACGATCAGATATAGAATCAGTCCTTGGCTCAAGTACATCTGAGTATTTCTGAGGCATCAGACTAACTCGGATACGGTGCTTTTCAGGATAAAGCGTATAATTACTAGGCTTGAACAAAGTAGGGTACTTAGTAGCAAACGTACTCTTTGGCATTTTGTAGTAATTGAAATAATCAAATACCGTCTGCCAGTTATAGTGTTTACTCATCAGTGCTACATCTGTACTGCAACCAATGTCTATTACATAATACTTTGGATCACATTGGTTAGGTACTTTTGGCCAGGGTTGTTTGTGAACCCATTGTGCAATAGACTGAAGAATGACATCAGTGTTTTCGTTGATATACACTTTATCATGATTATATCTTCCTACATAACAGTAAGAGTTCATACAACCACCTAGACACCCATAGATAAAGTTTGGAGCTACAGCATCTGAGCTACGTCCATTATCACGGGTGATCAGTGTTTTGGTTTGTTGTTTAATTATTCTCATATTTCTTTCTAATCTTTTTAAGATACTTTTTAAATTCAGGATCAGAAGAGTATGGAAAAGATGTGATGCTTATTCTTTTACGGAATATTCTATGAATACTTTTCTTTTCATCAAGTATTCTAGAGGCATGCCACAAGCAGGGAACAAAAGATGTACTTACTGGCTGATTATGTTTGCCTGCTCTTATTCTCATATGATGAGGAGGCCTACCAGTTTTATAATCTTTTATGTACTCTTCTGTACAGCATTTAGGATATCCTAAGAATTTACCCACTTCTCTAATAAACTGTTCTTGTGTTAACCAATCTGGCTTTGAACAGAAGCTGCATTTACAAGTACTCATATAAGTTTTTCTTTTCTTAGCATACCACCAACACTAAATAGCAAGGAAGTCATATCAGAACCGTTCATAATTTTATGATCAAAGTCCCAGTTATCTAATCCTACTTCTGAAGGATGATCATTAATAGCTTTTACTCCTGGTCTGTCTACACGGATTACTATACCACCGGCATCTTTGATAGCCTGGGCCTCATTTGGAAAACGTGTATCTGTAATAATCCAGTTAGGCTCACTATAGAAATCTTCACCTAGAGATGTAAATCCTACAACAGAAAGCTTATAGTCAGCCATAAGAGCATTAACCCAGGTATTTTCATGCAATCCTGTACGTAGACCTTCTGTGCCAATCTTTTGTAAGAAGTCTCTGACAGTCATATTCCACTCAGGACCCAGGTTGGTTTTCTTGAATTCTTGATCTTCAAACTTCTCTACAGGAATACCGGTGAGTAAACTGCTTATCTGTTTTAATTTACCTGCCCACTTCTTGATCTCCCAGCCGGACTGTTCTTCCAGCCACCATTCATGTTGATCGTAGTTTTCAAGTAGATCTTCTATACCTTGTCCATCAGGCAGGTCTGTACAGCAGGCTATTTGTATTAGTCTTCCTATAGTGTCTTTACCAGATCCGGCATAGCCGTTTATGCCTATTATCATACTAATCTTCTTTAATTAAATGATTGTATTCTTCCCAAACTTCTTCAGGTAAATAATGAATTAGATTTTGTTTTGGACAAAAGCTAAGTAGCTCTTCTATAGCTTCTACATATCCTTCATTAATATCTTCTTTTATTTGGTCAACAACCACTTTTACTAAATCATCTAGTGTCTTATCTGTATTTTTCATTTTACACTTTTTGAATAGTGGGGTGGAGCTAAAACACTCCACCCCGGCTATTATGGGTTTGTTAATTAAATACTACACCAAAATCAGAATCAACTGTTTCTGTGTATTCTTCTGTTACGTCAACAGCTAAAGGAATCTCTTGCTGTATATCATCCTCTACAGCAGCATATACATTCTGGAGCTGACCGAACTCGTTTACGAAGAAACTATGGACCTTCTGGTGGTCTGATAAGTAGTTCAGTGGATGTGAATCTTTAAGAGCTAACGTTACATGGTTATACAAGTCCCAAGCTGAATTAGGATTACTAGAGTAACTATGCGTTGGCTTTTCAATCTCACGCTGAATAATGCCTACTTGAGTAAGAGTTAAGATCTCTTGATCAATTAGTAGACGTCCAATGATTGATCCTTGTTCGTTCTTCTTAAGGCTAACTTGCTTGAGCATTTCTTTGTCTGCTACAAGGTTATCATAGTATTCTTTAGCTCGGCTTATCTGGTACTGGATAGAATTGGTTACATCTATAAGTGCTGAACCAGTGTGCTTACGCTTGTAGTTTACTAGATCACCAGATACAACTCCGTTCATACAGATGAAGACCTGTGCACCAATAGCACACTTGAACCTCATCATTTTATTGTAAGAGTTAGACCAGGCAAACATCAGACCCATGTCTGGATCATTGCCATAGTTAAGGTGATAAATACCTTGAGCTATTTGGCCATCTAGAGATGTCTTGTACATCTCTTTGTCAATACTGAAACCGGCAGCAGCCAGTTCTCTACGGGTTTCGTCTATAATAAACCCGTGTGGAATTACTGTGTAACGTTTACCATGACTAGGTAAAGCAGCGTTACGAAGGTGTTGTTCTGTTACGAAGGAGGTTTTCGCGGGCATAACTAAATGTTTAAAAAAGTGATAATTGTGTGAATGATCTTGGTTTCTCTTTTTCTATTTGTGTGATCTGTTTATAGATCTCTTCCAGATAGTACTGGGTATTAATATCATAGGTATTGAATGGGATTTCAGGATCAATCTTGTTGATTACAGTTTGTAACCATTGACCTGCCTCTACCTGTATTTCTCTTCCATCTTTGTTACACTTTACCAGCTTACTGCCATCATTTGATACATAGTATCTGACTATCTTCTGAAGCCGATTTATTTCAAGTTGACCTTGAACTATTTGTCGTTCTTCATAGTGCCAGCCTGACTTAGCCTTAACACCTGCACAGTAATCATGTATATCTTGATTTTGTGCTAAGTAATCTTCTGGTATAGTGCCTTGTACGAAGTATGCATAGATAGCTTTTGGTATAACTAAAAAGCTTTTGTTCTTGTGGAAGACTGATACTTTTTTATTATCTAGATCTTCCCACTCAAACGCACCTTTACATTTGACTTTATCTTTTAATGTAATAGCCATGTAGTTATTTACATCTCGGATAATCATCTTCTTGTACTGGTCATGTTCTAGGCTGAGCTGAGTAAGTTGTTCCCATCTGGAACAGATATCCATATATTTTCCTACAGCTGCTGTAGGTATCATGGTTTCTAAACCATCTGTGTTTTGCATTAGAGGTTTAGCATCCGGTATTTCCTCACAGATCATTTCATAGAGCATACTCAGGCTGAGCTGTCCATTGATAGTAATCTGCATAGTCATCTTGGGATCATACAGGAAAGAGTTTTCATCTCCTGTGAGTCCATAGGTGGAATTTAAAATAAGCTTGTAAACATAGTTTTTAGGATCTGTCTTAGGTATTTTCTTACGTTCTTCAAAGAACCATTCATAGAGCTCACCAAATTCTTTCTTTGGTAGGTGCTCGGGATGAAACCCATTCTTGATAGCAAGATTAGGATAGAAGCTAGTAACATCTGAGGTCATTATTGTCCAACCTGGTTGGGCTTCATATACACCTGCATCAGCTGCACCATGGATACCACCGAGACCGTAGTCTGTAGTGACACCTTTGTACTTTATGCTGTGTTTGAATCCGTCTTTGGTCGAAGTGATAACTTTCTTTCTGAAGTATTCCAGTACACCGTTAAACAATTCTGTTTTGAAACTGATGTAAGGAAGTATACATTCTGCTAAAATGATATACGGCCTGGGTGTTCTGAGTCTTTTGATCTCAGCTTTGTCCCAGCCAATCTTTTCATGCAAGAAGTGAAGGAAAAGTTCCTTAGATATTCTAGGTTCTGAAGCACTGTATAGATTAATACCATACTCTCTGGTCAGGGTCTGACGCAAAGTGATCTGCTCCTTGCTATGTTCTAAGATTTTCTTAGTAGAGAGTACGTCGTTGACACAGTACTTTACCAGACTCTTAAGTTGTTCACTGTCTGTGACCGGCTGATAATGTGGGTGAGGCATCTCTTCTACATTATCCCAGTCCATGGAATATTGTATCCATTTAAGTGAACTTCTTTTGGCTTTGTTATCCCAGTGGTTCAACTTAAATAGATCAATCTGACTGATCATTAACTTGTAAGGAGCGTATTCAGGAAACTGTTCTTTTTCTGTACGATTTATGGTCTTTTGTGCATACTCATAAATGGCTTTTACAAGATCAGCAGTAGACAGCTTAGCTAGCTCTACTCTGTTATCTATCATCCATTGAGTTATTTGTGCATCAAATGCAAGACCGTTGTAAGATATATGCCACTCTTTATCAGATTTACATCTTTTAAAAAAGTTAATTAACTTTTTAAAGTCGTTTCTGTCTTCATGTATAATAAAAAGATGGCGTATACTATCATCTTTGTAGTGCTGGAACACGGCTACAAAACAATTACATATTGTTTCATAGTCCATAACCCAGTGTGTTTTTTCGTTACTCATGGTACTGGATGTTCAGTTAAGCTGTTCCCCCTTTGTTCTTGCCAAAAAAAGGCAGAGTATCTGCCTTTAGTTTTGGTTGCTCACAGGTCTGTCCTTAGACAGTAACTAAGCTTGATGGTTCTGCTTGGTATGCAGTCTCCATGTACTGTTTGAAGTCAAAGCTATCTGCGTTGACTGCTAACAGATTTACTATGTTTTCAATTTCAGTTGGGTTCTCTATATAGTACTCATAGTACGTTTCAAGAGCCTTGCGTTCTTCTGCATAGTCTTTACCGTTGCTACGTTTACCAATCTTGAGTGTTTGAACATCTCCAAGATCAGTTAGCTTAGGTAGCATGTGAAAGCTTTGCTTTTTCTCTCTACCAATTAATGCAAGTACTTTACTATCTCTATCAAAGATGGCCTCGTTATAAGGGCAATCTGGTGTTGCAGGAATAAGTTTGAATGTCTTATTGTTACCCCAGCTGCCGGTAACTAGCATCATAGTTTTATTCATAGTTCTACAGGTTAGGTCTACAAATTTATAGACTTTTTTGTTAAGTTCTCTAAATTATCTACAGGAATTTTTAATTTTTCTTTATCTAAATCACAGGGATCACAGAGCTCACCAACTTTCTTTAATACAGATGCTTCTACATCAAGCAGTTTGGCATAGTTCTCAAAGTATCGGTCTGGGAATAAGTAAGATTCTATATACTTATATTCAGATGAGTTCTCCCCGTAATAGCTTTTAATTGCTCGTTTCAGTACGTTTGACAGTTTGGAATACCTTCCCATAAGAAAAGTAAACCAGTCTTCTGTATATGTTTGATAATCAAATACATACAGGTTATAATCTTGTATTTGAAGGACTTGGAAGAATAGAGGATTACTTAGAAGCATCTGCTCTTCAAAGGCTTTAAACCCGGCAGTGCTGTCTTCCTTAAAAGCACAGACTAACTTGGTGTCTTCTGGCTCTATCAGGCCCTCTATGGCTACATAGGTACCGGATGGAGAGAAGTGAGCAGTCCTCTTTATACCCAATGCAGGGTATAAAAAGGACCTCGACTTCTGGAAATACTTAGTGTATAAACTCTCTATCATCCTGGGTTGGAATTTATAGAGCTACAAGTCCGTTAGCAAATTCATACGGTAGTTCATAGCTCTTGTTTACATAGTGCCATTCAGCTTTAGCAATGGTTTCTTGAAATCTATCCAACCAACTGTTTAATGTTCTTTCTGATACAGGAAAGGCATAACTCTGGAAGGTTCGGTCAATAACAACAAAGTGGAACTTTGTCTGATAACCTTTGTTTACAAGCTCGGCATATAATTGGCTTACAATAATCATATAGATGATTGCTTGTAACCAGTAGGAGTAATACTCAATACTCTCAGGAAAATCCTTAAGATCTTTAGAACTACTCTTGATGTCGTTAATAAATATGGTCTTGTTCTCGTGATCAATAACAATGTTGTCAATGATACCTTTTAGACCGTATATTTTATTAGGTAGATCTATACTAACTGGCATCTCGTTAATAACCTCACGGTTATCAAACTCTGTGATGTCACAACCAATAAGCTTACATACTTGCTTATTTGTTTTAATTATCTCTACAGCATCTGTACAGAACTTAAGAGTGTCTGGATCAACCAAGGTTTTATCACCTTTGGTTTTTAAGAACTCCCAGTAGCTGACAGCTTCTGAAGTGATGATCTTGTCAAGTCTTTGCTGGTCTGTCTTAAGATTCTGGAAGTAATTCATGTCTTTCATTACATCCAAAATTGCTCCGTCAAACTCAGCAAGCTCTGTCCGGGGGTCACCATTTTGTGCAAGCTCAGCGTGGTGTCTATACACACGGTCTACTACTACACGAAGATTACCGGTAGGAAGTGAAGACGGTGTCATTAAGAACTGCTGTTCAAACTTCTCTGGCTCTAAAAGTAAAAGATGAATCAGCTTGCCCTGTATGAGATGCTGATCTAATTTCTCTTCTTTAAGTCCCAGTACATACATCTGATAAAAGATCTGTGGATTCCAGATCAGTTTATTCAGGCTACTATATGAGTAGTAAAACTTCTTTTTATAAAAATCTTTTTCCAGGATCTCTATAGATTCCTGCATGATAGTTTCTAGTTCCATCCTTCTTCGGGTTTTTGTTTTAACAATGCCATAGCAGCATCACATAGTTGCATACCGCTGATCTGATTACCTGCTTGTATACCGTGACTACAAGAAAACTCTGGATACTTTTCAGCAAATAGTCTTGCTACTCCTCTCCAGCTGTGCGTATTTGTATCTTCAGGTCCGTCACCGACACGCCATTCACGTATGTCAGATACCATATCCTGGGAAAGATCCTCATCTAATCCTTTCATTATTTTATCCTGGGCTTCTTGCATGTCTTTACAGAGTTGTTGATACTCTTCAGACTGAAACCATTCTTTAAAACTGGACATCTGGTTCGGCATTTAGTGGTTTCCAATTATAGTTGTCTCCTGCGCACTTCTGACATAATACTGTAATCCATCCACCAGTGCGTCCGATATTTTCTTCAGATCCACATTCTTGACAAGTGTAGTCACACATATACTCTGCCATGCTGATCATACCTTCTACTACTTCATCAGTATTGTCTGCATAGAATCTAAGACCGCCAAACTTTTCTTTCATCTGTATACAGGTAACTTGTTTAGGCTTTACTTGTTTACCATCTATGTAGCGGCTTACATTATCTATGTAGCTCTGTATAGAACCACACAGCTTATCTATAATAGGAAGCCAACCGTCTGGTACCCCATACCAGTTGACCATCCCAGGGTTTCCTTCGTACTGCTGAAATATCTTAGGATACTTAGCTATCAGTTGTTCTGTTGTGATGGCCATATACCTAGTTCTATAAGTTTTAAACGTATGCGTCTTTCAGTCATAGGGTCAGCTGTATAAGCATTTTCATATTCTAAGAATGCTATTACTTCATCATACTTACCCTGTAAGTCTGCTATACTTGTAGGACAGCTTTTTACTTCTGTAGTTTCCATTAGAGCATGTTTATAAGGTTAATAACATCAGCTTGTGTCTTAGGTCTTTGTACACTAATGGCTCCCTGCTCTTCATCAAAGAGTACTTGAACATCTGAGTTTTTAGTTAACTCTCTAAGTTTCTTTTCTGCAGCTGTCTGACTTGAAAAAGCGGCAACTTCTTTTTCTTTAGTTTCTTTGTTTTCCCATTTGATTAGATAGATAGTCATGGATAACAGTTTTTCATATCCCGGGGATAGTAACGGCCCAGGATGTTTCCGTTATAAGTGTCTTGTCTTAATACGTCTAGCTTTATCTGCCAGGCAACCTCTGCATAGGAGAGGTATTTTTTAGTACAGCATAGCTCTAAGATTACTCTTTTAAATCTTTGCTTGCCATACTTCTGTATATCAGCTAAGAGTTCTTTGGATGAACCATAATAGTCTATCCAGTCGGACTCTTTTACTGTACGCTCGTAGGTCTTACGAGTCTTTGTTGCTTTCTTAATTTTTTGAGATATCTTTTTCTTGCGGATATTACGCAGTACCTTTTTTCCTACATAAGGTTTAAAGGTTACAGTATCTTGTATCAGATAGACGAACCCATGTATTGTTTCATGTTCCGGAAGGTCTTCTATTGTATTAATAGGTTGGTTCTTATATTGCCATGGGTTATACATAGGATAGGATATTAAGCTCTACAAATATAATGTAGAAGAAGACTAGTTCTCCAACATTTTATTCAGAATGGGTACAATTCTTGTGTGTACCACTTTAGCTCCATAGTCTCTGATAGAGTCTGATGGGTCTTTGCTCATAGGTAGAACGGCTGCTTGTACTTCAGGATAGAGTTCTCTATACTTTTCCATTGCTTTAATCCCGGCCTCATCATAGTCAAACATAACCATGACCTTCTTATACTTCTTTAAGTACTCGGTCATAGTTTCTTTGCGTATAAGACTGTTCTCAGAGTCTGGAGCTATGATATCAATGCTTAGCTTAAGACTTTTAAGAGACATTATATCTTTAAGAGAACTGGTAATAAGCAGAAAAGGATGTTCTTTAAGTTGTTCAGAACCTTGGATGTAGTCAGTTACTTTGATAAACTTCTTATCCAGTGTTTTTGGTTGATAGATCTTATAGAGGGTACCGTCTTTTTTAAAATAACCATACAGATAGTTACCACGGATACATAGTTCTTTATCGTCTTTAATCATACAGTATGACTCCAGTGGTGTAACACCATGTTCTGTCAGGAGCTTTGTACCAATGTTAAACTGAGTCCAGAAATATTGATCCTGAGTAGTCCATTGTCTAGCTGTGGTAGAACAGACTTTGTATTTGCTTGCCTGCTTGAATTCCTGCAGGTCATAGCCTCCGTTGTTATGAAGTACAAAGTCGTTATACTTTTCAACAATAAGCTGTCCGGCTTTATGATAAGTCGTTGCATGAAGATCTTTGACTAGATCCACAGCAGAGCCACCTCTTCCTGAAGAAAAGTCTTTATACTTATATACCTTATCCTTATTTAAATAGATGCACATGCTAGGAGTACGTTCCTTTGGATTGAACATACTCTTAATCTTTATGTCATGTCCGTTTAGTTTCTCTTTAAGCTTACAGAAGTGCTCAAAGATCCAGGACACCGGTACATCTTTGACGTCATGTACTAAGTTCTTTGTCTTAAACATACAAACGGTGTTGAATAAAAAATTAGGGGAGTGTAGAAACACCCCCCGTTTATACTCATGCAAAAATTACATAGAGAAGTCGTCTGTAGCTGGTTCAAAGCTGCTTACAGATTTAGTCTGAAGACCTTTGAAGTGCCACTTGTTTGTCTTGTCAAACTTGTCAAGCTTTTGCTCGTCAACTGAACAGAACTTGTATTTTGGAAGAGACAGCTTAACAAGTGTCTTACCATTATATTCTTCTTCTGTACCTTTCAAGAACCAGTATAGATCACCGTTCTTTACTAGATCAAGAGCCTCTTTTACCCACTCATCAATAGAGTTAGCTTTTATTGAATCAAGCTCGTGCTTAAGACCTAATTCTGTTGCAATCAGAGTTAACTTAGACATGATCTCGTTACGAGAGATGTTTGTATTGTTAAACTCATCAGTCCAGGATGTGGCAGCAACACGGGCTGTTTGACCTTTATACTTAGGGCCGTCTGGATTTTCTCTGTCAATTGGCCAACCTTCAAAGTTTTCAAGAGCTGGACCCTCTAAATAGAGTTCCAATACTTTCTTGTCCCCTTTGTTAGAAGTTCTTAACTGACCGCTGGTAATGTGTGCATAAGCTACACCTGGTTGAAATGACTTGGAAGTACCGCCACCTTGCTTTACTTCCTGTCCGTTTGTACTAAACATACGCTGTGTTTTTGAAGTTATTAAATGAGGAAATTAGTTTTCATAGGAATAAATAGACTCTTTAACAAGAGCTAGATCGTTGGGTATCTCAAAGTCTTGAAACATACCCTTTGGACTTTTGCAGGTATTCTCACCGTTGTTTCTTGTCTCAAACACAAAACGGATATTACCGTCTTTATCTTTCTTGACTTTACTAAATAGTACAATAGAGAAAAGACCTTCTAAGCTAAGCTTCTCATCAACCATACGACCAATGGTCTTTGCTTTGAACTTACGTTTACCTTCTAGGTCAGTGGACTCCTCTGCGTGTGTTAGAAAGAATATAGTTAGATCATCTCTTAGATCTTTAGGCATTCTTGCTATACGTGCAAGGTTTGCACCGATCTGAGTAAATTTCTCATAACCTTTCTCGTCACTACGGTCAAAGAATTCAAAGCTTGACATGTACTGAAAGTCATCAATAACAATAGTCTTGATGTCAGGTCGTTTAGAGTTAACATAACCAAGGCATGCTTCTATCTGCTGGGCAGAAGATCCTGTATAAAGATTACCTGTTGGATTATCTTTACTCCAGAGTACATACTTCTTTTTCCAGCCTTTAAATGGTAGCGGCTTGTTGGCTACGTTGATAATAAATGTTTCTTTTGGGTCCAGGTTTTCAATAGATGTTGACTTACCTGCACCACTTTCTGCAATGATTAAGATGCCTTGTGCCATATTACTTTGTTGATTTTATAAGTTCGTTAAGCCAGTTTTTTGTGCTTACAGGTTTACCAGTGTGAATAGCATAGAAGTCCCTGATGGTCATTTCACCATAAGGTGCATCTTCCATTGGTGCTGGTGCTTTATAAGCGGCTGTTGGCTTAGGACCCTGCTTTGGCTTTTCCAGTAAAGCAGATGTTCCACTAACTGCTACACTTTGTGCATCAATAGCTCTGAGCTCTTCAAGAGGAACTAAATAAGATCCTTTCTCATTTAGCTCATACTCTTCTTCAAAAGAGCTGTTAAACGGAATACGATATACTGTGCGGTTAGAATCTGCAGGTTCAAGATCTCTGGTGATAAGTTCAAAGTAGAACCCTTTTTCTTTTCTGAATTCAGAAGCAAAGATTCCTACAACATAGCGTGCTTGCTTGTCATAAAACGGCATCTTCATATTAAAGTCTGTTCTAGGTATACCTAGGTTACTAATCAGTGATTGGTGATAATCACGGATTTCTTCAAGCTTCTGCTTTTTTAGCTCTTTGACTTCATCAAAGGCTGTTGTGTTTTGTTGTTGTGCTGTGTTAAACATGTTGTTAAGATTTAAAGTTCACTACCTATAGGAGCAGTAACAGCTGTTCTACCTCGTCCTCCTGATCTTTGTGAATACGGTATGTATCCTGATCCATCAGGACGATCGGCTTTGAACTCTGCTACTTCAACCATTCTTTGTTGTCTGCCATCCATCTTTAAAAACACAATGTTCTTTTTCTTATCATCAGCATTACGGACTTTTAGTAGATGCATAAAAACATCATCTTCAGTACACTCATATGCATACGGACCATAAGAACGTATGTCTGATTTAAATGGACGTGATAGTACCACGACCATATCAGATCCTTGCATAAGAGCATCACCGCCAAAAATGTCTGAGGAAGTAGGATAGTTAGAAATTGAACCCGGTGTCTTTCGGGCAGCTTCATCAATAGATCTATTGAGCTGAGTAACCATAAGAACAGTGACAGGGATTTGGTTCTTTAGTTTCATCAACATCTCTGTGGTGTTGTACAAAACATCAAACTTGTCTTTATCTCCACCGCCTTTCTTTATGAGCCAGCTGTGATCTATAGTAACGATAAGAGGTTTTCTTCCACCATCAATGTAGAACTCTTTGATGGCTTCTTCCATTTCGTTACAGGTAAGGGATTGTGATATCAGCTCACGTCTGATACCTTTAGATGCAAGATGTGTACACTCTTCTACGTACTGTTTAAGTCTATCAACTACAAAGTCATCTAGTCTTTTATCTTTACTGAGAATAACTCCATAGTCCAATGCTACCTCACCCGCAAATTGGCGGGAAGCATATTGTTCATCACCCATCTCAAACTGAAATTCTAGGATGTTAAACTTCTGATCTGGATTAAGTCTGTGTGACTCTCTTAAGATCTGAGAAACGAGCATAGTCTTACCTGCACCGGGTCTTGCACCGATGGTAAGCATGGAGCCCCATTCAAGACCACCGATACCGGCAGCGTTGAATCCAGGCCAGGGAGTACGTAGGGATTTTATATCACCGTTTCTTCTTTTCTCTATATAAGCAAGGCCTTTTTTAAGAATATCAATATAGCTCTTGCGTCCAAACTTGTTTGACTGAGTATCCATAATATGTAAGTAAGATTAGTATTTAGCAAAAGTTTCGTTTACCATAGATTCCAATGAGTCTAATGCCTCATGTTTACCTCGGTAATAAGCTTTTGCCATCATCTTACTTACAAGTGATTCTAGCAGAGAAAAGTTAATGCACTTAAGCACGTCTTCAGTTAGCTTAGAAGGATAAGCTGAAGGTAATTTGTCAAAGATTTCTCGTAACTCTTGTTCGAGAGTAAGTTCTTGTGTTTCCATGTGGATTGAGTTTTGTGTAGAGGTGTAAATTTAGAGACCTTTTTGTAGATGACCAAAAAAGTCTACATAATAATCTACAACTTTTTAGGCAGTCTTTAAAATTTCTGGGTTATCCAGGATCATTTGGCAATGATCAGCTAGAGCTGACCGGCTGATCTTGGTCCGAGGGTCAGTCTTCTGGATAAAGTAAGAGCTGGTTACTGTGTACATAAAGCCGTCTTTTTGCTTGGTAAACAAGTAATAATCAGTGGCATCAAGTACCAAATCCCAGTCATAATCAGGGTAGGTTTTAAAGAACCATACAAACTTGTCCCTGAGTTCTTGTACAGATTGTCTGGCCAGTTCTCCGCTGGGGAGCTTAACAGCCGGGAACATATTTCTGTATTCTTTAATACGTTCTAAGAAGTTGGTACCCAATATGTCAGATGCTACCTTCTTCTTGGTCTTTACAAGCAGAGTTTCAAACTCATCTAGGATAAAAGCTGCACCTGAGGTAAGCTTCCCATCTTGGTCTAAGTGTCCTCTTTCAAGGGCAACTTGCTTTTCAGCTTCTTGATTTATAAGCTGACTAGGTTGGATTTTGTGACGACAGCAATCAAGGAAGTACAGCTGGTTCGGGCTCACATTGTACTTGATCAAGACTGTCCATAGTTGGTGACTCATAATGTTGTTTTATGTAATTGAGGATTGTTAAGTACTTCTGTCTGAAACCTTCATCTGTCTCAAGCAGGTTTTTGAAGCATGTGATACTGTGTATTACAGTGGTATGGTCACGGTTACCAAGACTTTGGCCAATGTTTACAAGGCTGTAGCTAAGCTGCCTGGCTAGAAAACAGTAGATGTTTCTTAACTCTACTAGCTCCCTGTACCGGTCTTTACTCTGCAGGCGTAGTCTTTTTTGGTAACGGGTAGGCAAGAATGGTTCAAAGAAACCCTGTAGGGTTTCAAGACTCATCATGGGTATATACTGTTCTAGGTCTGTCTGGACCCTTGTAAGGACCGTTGGGTAGTATCCGATCTTTTCATAGAATGTTTCTTTGAACTGCTCTATCAACTTCTTTTCTAGTTGAATGGCATAGTTTTTACTGTCCATAGAGTTTTAGGGATTTGGTCTACAAATATAGGTAAGTTCTCCAAAATTTCGTATATTATATTGTAGAGTTTATTTCGGCTCTACATAATATAGGTTTATAAATCTTTTATACAATGGCTAAGAAATTCTACGCTCAGAAAGATGCTCTGGGCTGGCCTATCCCCGGTACAATGATGAGCGGAGCTAAGGTTCCTGCTAATCTGATTGAGATTCCTGCTCAGGATGTTACTCCTGGTGCTAATCAAGTAGCTGTAGTTCACCCTGGTGATCTTAGATACTTTGTCCGGAAAGACAAGAAAGGAAACATCATCCCTAACTCTTTGATTATCAGCTTGAAAAAGCCGGCTGGGGATGTTTATGAGTTCAAACTTGTAAAGGCTAGTTAATCATGGTTAAAGAGAATCCAGCTATAGCAGCATTCAAAATCTGGGTGTTTCCCAGTCTTGTTTCTATCATTAGTCTTCTGATATGGAATGATGTCAATGAGATTAAAGCTGATGTAAAGGCTCTTATGGCTCAGTCTAATATTGACAAGACACGTATAGATAATCTTGAACGTCAAGTTTATGGTAAGCAAGCTAGCAATACTCCTCAGGACGAAGAACCTAAGAAGTTATTGATCAATGAGATGTATGCTGTTTTACCTAGTAACGACAAGAAAAGTAAGTATAAAACCTTATCATATGACTTTTAAGCAATGGATCTTAGATCTTTTTAAAGATGAGCGTGGCTCTACTTCCATCAAACCAGTTGTTGGTTTTATGGGAGCCCTGTTTCTCTGTGTGACTCTTACAGCTAATTCTTTTACTCACGGGGACATTAAACCTTCTGACGCTCTTGTAGACGCTGTACTGATCATGAC